CTATTTCTTTCTGAATACTTCAAACATCCGATCATGTTTTTTTGCAAATTTTGCAGCTTCGGAATGCTTTGGTGCATGGATCACCACATGTCGACAAAAGAGAAATGCCGATCTGCCAATTTTCGTTTGTTTTCCGGGAATGGTAGCATTTTTAAGTTTTTTACAGCCATTAAATGCTCCTTCTCCAATGTGTTTTAGCTTCTTCGGGAAAAACACATTCTCAATATGTTCATTGGCTCGAAATGCTGATTCCTGAATGTGGCGGACAGATTTTGGAACTACAAATGTTTGATCTGTCTTATATTCCGGGTAATTCAGGAGTGTTTTCTTGTGCCTGTCATATAAAACGCCGTCTTTGGAAGAAAATTTCTTGTTATGGGGTGAAACCTGTATGGCAGAGACTCCGGCAATCTGTGATTTTCTAAAGTTGGTAAATTGGGAACCAAGATACAGCGTAAGGGATTTGCATCCGCTAAAGGTATCCCAGTCAATTGCTTTTAACGAATTTGGCAAATGAAGCTCTTTAAGCTTCTTACAGTGTAAAAAGCTCCCGCTATACCAGAGATCATCCGGATACATGCCCATTTCTCCGTAGGGGCTGTCGATTTTGTAAAGCTTTGAGTGATTGCTCAAATGGACATATTCCAGATTACGGCAGTAACAGAAAGCTCCACCTTTGATCCGGCGGACAGAGTCGGGAATCGTCACTTCTTTTAATGGTGTATTGTAGGTAAATGCAAAGGTCCCGATACATTTTGTGTCAGGAGCTATTTCTGCCGTTTTGGTATGTTGATATTGAAAATAGAGACACTTCTGTTTCTTCTGGTACAGACCTCCGTATTTTGTTTCCAAATATTTATTTTCAGAGGAAAGCTCAATGCTTTGTAAGTTTTTACATCCGGCAAAGCTGCCATTTCCGATGGTACGCAGATTTTTTCCGATATGGATCGATCTTAACTGTCTGCAGTAAAAAAAGCATTCTTTTCCCACGGATACTACTTTGTCCGGAATGGTGAGTTCCTGCAGCGACTGGCAATTATAAAATGCATAGTCGTTAATTTTTTTGATGGTATTTGGCAGGGTGATTTTTTTGACATTGCGAAAAGCTGCAAATGCGCCTTTATTGATGACGGTAATTCCCGGTTTTACTACAATTTCTTTTACTTTTCGCTCATTAAAATTTAACTGGATACCATTATGTTCGTCGAATTTTCGTTCATTATCGATCCAGTCTTCTGTTTGTTCAGCATACATTTCCTCGGTTCCTTTAATAGTCAGAACGTGTGTTTTGCGATTATAGATCCATTTTGCATTCTTTGGTTTTGGTGAGGCAGATGGAGTTTTCTGTACCCTAGGAGTTGGAGAAATCGAAGGAGATAATTCATTGGCTGCCGGCGCTGTGCTGGAAGCTGTCTCTTGCAGTGAAGTGTCCGGAGATGTTATTGCCTGCTTTGTAGATGAATTTTGGGCGGATTTACAGCCGGAAATTAACAGCATGACTATCGAAAAAACAAGAAAAGATTTTAAAAAACGCATTATGATCCACTCCTTCCATTCATAATGGATTGTTTCATTTATTATATATCAGGGAGCAGGAAAACTCAAGAATGATCACGGAGATTTTGTTTTGTTGATTAAAAAAAGGAGTGCCCTTCCAATGAAGAGCACTCCCTGTATATAAAAGATTCATTCTAAATATGTCCGACTTCTGCGATTTCTTAGAACTTGCCAGCGTCAGCAGCTCCTGAACAGAAACGGCATATGCCCTATTTTATGTCATTCTCTTCAAAAATGTGTGCAACGTGTGTGCAGTATGAATTTCTTTAGATGTATTTCTACTTATTATATATTGTTATCCGTAGTGGCATTTTTTAATCGGCTATCGATTTCAATACCTCAACGGCAACTCTATTGCCCGGCTGTATGGAAAAATCAAAATCTATCTTTACCACACCACTATCATTATTCACTGTATATGCCGATTTTGCAAGAAGCATACCATTGATGTAAACATCAATAGAGTCTGCTTCCGGATCAACTTTGTTTCCAAGTGTGATTGATGTTGTTGCATCGCTGATCGTGACTTCCTTTCTAAGCTGAACCACATGCACCCCTATCAGCGGATGTATCCAGCTATCTTCTCGCACATCTTCAATATGCACGGGCTTTTTTGCGCCTGCTGCCATCGTGATATTTGCAATACGAATTTCTTTCATCTGTGCATCATCTGTTAGCACCGGAGCGGATGCGGCAGATCCTTTCTTGATTGCAAGTTCAATAAGTCTTGACACCATATCACAACGAAGAATAACGCTGTCAAATCGTGTTGTGCTTTCTTCCGGCGGCAGAGGATCAAGTGACTCGTTTGCTGTGTTTTCGATCCACTTATTTTTTACCATAGCCCGTCCGCTTCCGACAATGATTTTTCCATCGCTGGATATGCTTGTGTCAAATGCCTGTCCAATCTTTTTAAAAATGCCATCGCCGATCACACCCTCAAAAAAATTTGAGAAGTCATCTGCATTATAAACTCTGTCTCCTGATTCTGAATTAAAAAAGCCATATCTGATCATTTCTATCCCTCCACATTTTCAAATTTAGGAATGCATGTATATCCGTTTTCGTCTTCTGACTCAATCACTTCCGTGATTCTTACTCTTGATGTAAGTCCATACTCATTTTCTACTTCTACAATATCGCCCAGATTGTAATCTATGCCATATTGATAATTTCCTTCCGGATCTACCGTACTTTCATATGTCTCGCTTGTGCCATATTCCGCAAGCTTTTCCTCTCCTGCCGTCCGAAGCTGTATCATATAATCAATGTCTGATATTTCGCCATCATTCGAGGACAGGCTGGATTGATCAACAAACACCTCATACCGGCTACGACCACTTGCGTTGCCGACGGCTGCCATTTTCCGAGAAGCTCCCTCACCTTCTCCCGCAACCATTGCAACGTTTTTATAGTTGGTTTTATCAAAGGTATATGTTCCACTCAAAAAATTTCCGTATTCCGGAGAAAATAGCACAATTGGAAGCATGTTTTGCCCGTATGATCTGTCTTTTCCTTTATATAAATTAAAAAGAAGTTTCCCACCTTCAAAATAGATTTCCCATCCAAGCCCGAATGCGGTGCATATTGTTGTGACCGCATCGCTCAGGAGGTCATCTGTGACCTGTTTTTCGATATCCGGATTATCCCCTTCCCACTCGGCAACGATATTCGGACGGATCGCAAGATATTCAATTTTTCTTCCTTCAATCGTGGAATCATCGATAGCATTGTCCACAACAAGCCCAAGCAATATACAATCCAAAAGTGTTCCTTTGAGAATTTTCTGTCCCCAGACAATCCGACGTTTTAAAAATCCCTGATATGTTGAGCCGCTGATGATTATCTTGTCTCCATTTTCTTCGTCCGTGGTCAGCTGCACTTTCTCAACGATCATCCCTACGGGATCACCGGGACGCATTACATACCTCTCTTCGCTTGATTGAAAAAGTTGCAGGAGATACCTGCTTGCCGGAAGAACAATTTCAAAGTCTCCCACAGAAAAATACCTCTTTGTCCATATGACGCTTTCTGCATATGATATAATGTCCAATCTTTTAAAGTCTGAATTTAAAACGTACAGATCCATGATCATACCCCCGTATATAAGTTTTCATGCGTAATTCTCAGCACTGCATTTTCGAAACCCAGCTTCGGATATAATCCAAAGTGAAATGATCCTCGCGGAATTTGCAGCCAGACAGAGTCGTCTGTTACGTCATTGATGACATTGTATGCTATTCCTTGGTGATATAGCGTTATTGATTTTTCGGTTTCATAGGATACAATCACAAGGATATCTCCTTTTACCAAAGAGATTCCGACTGAAAAGCTTTCCAGCGTTTCTACATTTCTGATAACCGGATCAACCACATCACCCAATGCCTCTATCGTAAATACTCCCCCGCTTTCCAAGTCTCCGGCATTCGTTACATATTCACTATGCTTTGTCAAAATTTCTGAAAAAGCAACACCTTCCACGGGGAAAGTTACCGGAAACTCAAACAAACCGGCAATACCACGAATCTCTTCACAGGACTGTTCGATATCATGGAAATAGGGTTTCGGGCATATAATTGATATCTGCACCTCTGTTTTTTGAGAAAACGGGTTCAGCTCACATGTTTCAACATATCCCGGAATGTAAACATTGCGTCTTCCGTTTTCCAGATAAAAGGTAACATCGCGCTTGGGACGTATAATGCGATACAGATCCATTCTATTTTCTTCAACGGGTTCTTCCAGGGATACCGTGATCACAATATTTCTTGTTCCAAGTTTACTGGAATTATATCTGCTGCCATCATGGACTCCGTTTGAGGTCGTATTGATCACGGCAGCAACCGGATTTAATCCGGTTATATTGGTGAGGGAGTATTTTTCACTCCCCACCAGTTCCAGAATATCGCCCCTGTCATTCTTTATCCTGACAGATTTTAACATGACGATCCCTCCTATGCTCTTTTGATGGTTTCCATCAGGTTGTTTGTCTGACGGTATATCTCCAGCCGGCTCAATGCTTTCGGAGAATTGTTTGTCTGATTAAATGTATAATTGTTTGTTACGTTCTTTGACGTGCTTCCTGATCCATAACTGCCTGACAATGTGCCATCTGATTTCACGGAATCCATCGCACTCTTAAGCGGTAAAGTAAGCTGCGATGCCATTTCCGACATCGCGCGGACTGCTGTTTTTGCGTTTCCACGGATTCCTTTTGCCACGCCGGCAGGAAGAAAACGCCCCACCTGCTGCTCCATGACTTTTGAAGGAGAATGGATTCCCATTTCATCCTTGATCTGCTTGATCACTTTCTGCGAAAACTGCTTTACTGCTTTTTTCATGTCATCCGTATCCGCTGTAAAGCCTTTAATAAAACCGGCAACCGCATTTTTGCCGACATTCTTCATTGATTTCTTCAATGATTTCATTTTTTCCTCGACCTTATCAAGGAAATCTTCTTTGATTTTCTTCAGCTCATCTGCATAAAATGTCTTTGCAACTTTCCTGCTGACTTTCAGCTTCTCTGTATATGCCTTATCATATGCTTTCAGCTCTGACTCCGGCAGGGATAACAGCTTATTTGTAAATGCAAGACCTTCATCAATGTCCATCTGTGCGATTTCTTCTAACAGATTCTTTGATATTTTATTTTTCAGTACGCCGAGATTTGTACCAAATCTCCTGATATCCTGTGTCTGTCCCTTGATGTCGGATAATACAATGTTCCCATCTTCATCCGTGGAATATAAATCACCATAGGACTGCGCATTTTCCTGCAGCGTACTTCTCTTTGATAACACCTCCTCATATTTTTCCTGCGCCTTGGATGCCATCTTTTCAATTGCTTTTGTAATTTTGTTTCCGGCTTTTTCAGCCTGTTTTTCATATGCATCAGAAAAAGATTTGATCGCACTCTTTCCCATCTTCTTATACTCGCTGTATATTTTTGATGATTTCGTCTTTTTCACCATGGCATTGACCACTTTGGTGACGCTGGATTCTGCTGCAGACTGCATTTTTTCAACGCCCTTTGTGATTCCGTTTATCATGGTTGCACCGGCTTTTTCAGGAGATCCGCTCTTTAACTCCTTCTTCAATGCTTTCAGTCCATACTGTGCCATTCGAATCAATGAACCGGACATGACATCTCTACTGCCGTCAACGCCTTCAGCCATACCGAGGACAAGCATCTTTCCAACTTCATCCCTCATTACCCGTGAAGGAGAATGAATACCAAAGAATTTTTTGATTCCCTTTAATACTCCATCGCTGAATCCCTTGATCTTATCTGCTATCCAGCCAGACATGTTTGAGATTCCATTCCATAATCCCTGAATAAGCATCTTTCCAACTTTTTTCAAAGATTCCGGTTTAAACACATCAACGATAGTTTTTAGAATACTGCCGGCTTTCGATTTTACCGCCGAAATACCGTCACCCATGGCACCTTTTAAGTTGCTCATGGCATTTTTACCGAACTTTGCAAGATTACCGGGAAGTTCTTTTAATGCACTTGTCGCATTGTCCAGAACCTTTTTACCGGCGCTCTTGACGCCGCCCACCATTCCGACCATTCCATCTTTCAGAAAAGTGATTGCTTTTTTACCAAGACTCAGCCAGTTGAACGCCTCCCACACGGCTACGATCGCCGTAAGAATCTTTGGTATATTCTTTACCAGCACCGGAATGGATTTGATCAATCCTTTCGCAAGTGTCACGATAATATTTACCGCCGATTTTAAGATTGTCGGCATGTTGTCATTGATCAGATTTGCAAACTTCGTGATGATCTCCGGAGCCCGTTTAATAAACGTAGGCAGGCTATCCGAAAGTCCCTGCGCCATGTTCTGAACAAAGGACAATCCTGCTTTGATCAGCTTTGGAGCATTCGTAGTGAGCATGTCTGCAAACTTATCCAGGGCAGTCAGTGCGTAATCCGTCAGCTTTGGCAAATTCTTACCGATTCCCTCTCCAATTTTTGTTACAATGTTCGAGGCAAATTTCACCAGCGCCGGTATTCCGGTCGTTAATGCATTTTGTAACAATCCCCCTAACGATACACCTGCAGATAAAAGTTTAGGCAGCTGCTTTTCTATACCTCCAAGCACTTTAGAAATCACTTTTCCGATTGAGCCGATCAGTGTCGGAGCAGAAGATATTGCCCCCTGTGCCAGACTGCCGATCAAAGATACTCCTGTCTGCAAAAGTGTCGGTGCTGCCTTGCCAACTTCTCCGAGTAATGTAGTCACGATCTTAGAGATAGCCGATCCAGCTTTCTTTTCACCGCCTTCGTCCCCGTTCATGATCATCGTGATTCCTTTTCCGAGCTTCTTTACTCCCGGAATCAGGAGTGTCAGCATTTCTGCACCGGTCTTTTTCAGCCCGGTCATGACCGGCTCTGCAACAGCGCCCATTGATGCCATCGCATCCGTCAGCTGTGACTGAGCTTTCTGCGCATCCATCACATCGCCATTTAATTTCTTATACTTCTTTGCCGCATCGTCATACTGCACATTCAATGCATTGGTAATCAGCCTGGAACGTTCTTTTTCGCCGTTGCAGGCTGCAAGAGCAGCATTAAAGGAATCTTCCGCACTCTCTCCCTTTTGTGCAGATTTCTGGAATGCAGCAAGGGCTTTATCATTTCCCTTCAGAGCTTCGTTCCATTTCTCTGTGTCTGTCGTACACCAGTTAATCGCATCGGCGAGTGGACCCGTGACCTGTCCGACCTTAGCCGTTTCGTTTGCGGCTTCGGTCAAGCCTTCGATAGGAAGTGAATCGCCAAATGTACCCCATACGCCGGCGCAGATGTTAGACCACTTATTAAGATCCTTCTGGCTGTCTGTCAGCTTTGCAAGGTGCGACACTGCCTCAACAGACCGATCCTCTTCTCCAAGTACCGAAAAGAAATCTTTATATGTTTTTTTCGCCTGTTTCGCAGTCAATCCTGCTGACTGATATGCTGTCTGCAGCTTGTTGATATCCTCGCGGTATTCTCTTGTAGCTTCAGCAGTTCCTAAAAATGCGGTAACAACACCGGTCGCTGCAGTTGCGATTGCTGCAAGACCGGTCTTTGCAACACCTGCCAGTTTTCCTGCCAGTCCGGATGCTTTTTCAGAGAGGTTCGAAGAGGAATCTGCGACATCATCCAAACCTTTACTTGCTCCGGCGGAATCCTCTTCGATCTGTTTGGATCCATCCGAGACGTCCTCCAGAGCATTCTCGTACTGCTGCAGGCTTCTTTCCGCTTTTGCGACATTCGCCTTCTGATTGTTGATCTTGATCGCAAGTTCCTGTGCTCCCTTTGAACCCTCTCCCTGCTGCTCTGCGACAAGGGCATATTGTTTTTCTAAGGACTGCAGCTTCGCCTTCTCTGCATCAACCACGCCATTTAACTGTTTGATCTTTGCTCCAAGTCCATCGGCACTGCTGCCCCAGTCATCCATACCGGCGGTTGCTGCTTTAAATTCAGAATTGACCAGACGGATCTGTCGGTTCGCATCAGCGAATTGTTTTTTTAACTCACTGATGTCTACCTTAAATTTGGTGGTGGTTTCCTGCTCTGCCATCGTATCCCTCCTTTAAAACCAATTATCCCCGGCAGGACGCCGGATCACTTTTGTTCCGGTTGACTGTATCTTGTTTTTTCTGCGGTTTCGTTTACTGAGTCTCTTCATCAAAAGAAAAACTTCGTGCGACCGGTATGTCCGCAGCGTGATCGGGTTTAATCCTTGAAAACATTCACATAATGTCATTCCAGTCTCGAACAAAACGTCAAAAAGAGGGAGGTTTTCCCCTCCCTCATCTAGTTTTTTTCGCCGGTACCAATGCTCTTGATCTCATCTACAGAGTATTTAAACAATTCAATAAATACCTGTACCATCTCCTTGATCCTGGTATTTCGCAGCTCTTCGTCTGTCAGTCCCGGAAATACGTCTTTCAGGAATGGCTTTACCTTTGGCAGGATCTGCAGCACCATTTTGGCAAGCTCCATTTCATCATTCATTTTTTCAATGTCCAGAACTTCAAGAAGATCCTCGATCGTCCCAAATTTAATCTCATATGTTTCGGCTTTATATACTTTGGTAATGACTGCGTGATCGTAAATATTAAGTGTTAATTCCATAATGTCCTCCATAAAAACACCGGTGCAGACTGCCCCGGCGGTGCTTTGATCTTGTGCTATTAGTTGACACTCTTGCTGCTCTTAGCACTCTGTGTCTGTGGCTCGGATGCCGTCGTTGCTTTGATGGTATCCGGTGTCTGTACTTTCTCGAAGAAAGTGCTGACGTCTGCCTTGCCGTAACGTTCATCCACGACAATTCCCTTTGCACTGCCTTTCTCCCATTTCTTGGTAGTGTCGTTATATCTACCCTTATCAAATTCATGGGTTGTGTAAATTCCGGTAAATTCAACACTGGTGTTTGTCGTCTCTGTACCATCATCCTCGGTTTTGGTACTTTCCTCCGGAGTACCGAATCTTCCTTTCAGGCGGCTGACATATCTCCATGCTCCGTCTGTACCTTTTGTGCGGTACATGATCGCCCAGTAATCGTTTTTCGATGGTCCTTCAACCATCATTCCGGTTTCCGGATCAAAAGATTTTCCGGTGATTGCCGACAACCGCTCCAGTTCCGGCGGTGCAATCACGATCGTGATCTTGTCATCCGATTCGCTTGATACCACGATCATCGGCTTATTGTCATAATAGTGCGGCTCCGAGCTGGAGTCAGTTGTCTTACCAACTTCAGCAACATACGCAAAGTGTACCGGCTCATCGCAGGTAAACTCCTCCGCTGTATCTTTCAACACTTTTGCAAGATACAGACTGTCAACGCCACGATACTCAAATACTTCCTGTTTGATTTCTTTGTCCATGATCTTTTCCTCCTAATATTTCATAAATAATGCATTGACGCCCCTTCCGGTATGCGTCTTTTCGTCACTTGCAACATCATAACCGTCTCCGGATATGATAAAGCCATGCTCCTTCAGATGGTCAATGGCATCCTGCAGCATGGTATATGTCTTTTCCGGATCTACGGAATAAACATTCACATCAAAATCGTACACTTTGGAGACACATTGATTGTCATAATGACTTCGATCTGTGCTCTCATTGTTCCAAAATGTAAAAAAATGCTCCGGATATTCCTCTTCAGGATCCATTGAACCCTGCCGGATCACCGGGCATCCAAATTCTTCCAGAATTTCTATCAAAGATCTTCCGGTTTTATGTTTTTATTCATCTTTATCCCATCCTTCTGGCTATCATCTTCTGAAACACTTCTTTCTGCGTCTCAGCAATCAGCTTCTTTGTTTTTGATCCATAAACAGAACGATAGAGAGCCGTGTCTTTTTTGACTCGTGGTGTTCCATACATCAAAAATACTGATGGAAGACCTCCATCTCTGATATGAAAACCAATATCAACAGAAGCAGTCGTGCCGGTCCAGTTTACCTGCACCTTCCGGTCAAGAGATCTTGCGGTGTCTCCCGTAAGTTTATGTTTTGAGATTGCTTTATCAATCTCTGGAGTCACAGCTGCCTTACTTGCCTTTAATGCGTTTTCTGCTGCCGGTTTCACACTTCCTTCCAGTGCTTCAAATTTACCGGCAAGTTCTTCGAGTCCTTCAAATTTTAAACCGATTTTATTCTTAGCCATTATGCGCCGCCTTTCACAGCCCGTGCCTTGAACTTCAACCACTGATTTCTCCGATTGATATTCTCCGGCTCGCCGATAATATCATAAAGACACCCTTCAATGTCCAGTCTGCAGTCTGCTGTGATATCCGGGCGATACCATGTCTCTATTACCGCTGTATTTTCAACCACGACAGCACCGTTTGACGGCGATTCTGTTCCACCGAACGTCCGAAATGATACGAAAATATCGTCCTGCTTCCGGTATGATTTCACTGTTGTTCCTTTTACCGTTTTCCTTTCCGGCACCTGCAGCACCGCATGTACATTAAACGGCATATTAGGCTCATAGTCTGCCATTCTATCACCATCCTAAATCGTCAGCTGCATTACCCGCTCTTTAAAATACTGAGACAGCTGCCCCTTTCCTGATCCATAGTTCCAAAGATCCATCACACCTCTGGCAATAACGCCACACGCCTTATTGGAATCAATATACTCCGCTTCCACGCCGGCACCTGCCATATATTCCTTCACTTCGGAATATAGATTATCAGGGGAGCATTCTGATACTCCCCTGTGATACCAATTGCCTTTTTGACTTCTTCAAGAATCTCATCATCGTTTAATGTGATCTTATCCATCACCATCATGCACCTCCATTAAGAACCACCCGCCTGAGCAGCTTTCTCTTTAAATGCATTGATTTCTGCGATTGCTTCCGCAATATTTTCCGCCTCACTGTCTTCACCTGTGATATTCTTCACCAGGCGCTTCAATTCTTCCAACGTTGTCAACGGTCATCCCTCCTTTCAAGGGTGCATGCGTCTTCACACATGCACCCCGTTTCTTATTTCTTCTTAATGATCCAGCAGCCGGATGCATCAAGGATCTTACCATCTACGATCACGATTGCCTTGTTGACATATTCGTTGGTATCATCGTCGAAATACCGCTTCATGCCAAACTCCATGTTCGTATTGATCGCATAATCCGAAGGATTCCAGAACACGCCAACCACGTCCCCTGCAGCAGCGGTCTCAAAGTCCTTGATCGCTCCCGGTTCTACAAGCTGCGCCGGACGTCCATAGAATGATCCTGCAATCGCATCATTCTGCACATTGATTTCCGTTGCCTCCTTAAAGAGCGGGCGGTCGTTGTTATCCTTCATGGTCATGAGATTTGCTTCTAAGGTCGCATTGGTGAATAAGAACTCACCTTTACCACGCTTTGCAAGCGGGATTGCTGCAAACAGCTTCTTTCTCCACTCTGACCACTTTGCAAACTCTGCTGCCGTAAACTCCACCACATTTGTCACGCGGGAATCCTTCAGGATTCCAAGCGGCTGGTTTGTGCCGGTACCATTCAATATAGCCTCATCCATTGCTTTCATGAAAGCTTCTACCATGATCTTGGTCAGCTCTGACTCAAATACATCCAGTGAAGTGACTGACGCCAGAAGAGTGGTGGAAATGCGGATTTCACCAAGGTTGTAAGAAAACTCTACATAGCCATCGGCTTCCCCGGCTTTCACTCTGTCACTGACTTTTCCCTCACCAACCCACTTGAATGATGCGGACAGTTTAGAGATCGGCACCTTAACACCGCCCTTGATATTCAGCTTTCTTACCTTGGAATAGATCTGACCATGCACCTCTGACACTTCGCGGATCAGCTCGTTCAAAACGGTCTGCGGGATGAGTGCACCGATCTCCGTGGAAAGAGTTGTTCCCTTATCTCCAGCCGCTCTTGATGTCACGTCCTCCGGAATCATCTCTCCGGTCTGTACATACTTCTTGAACGCCTGACGGTATTCCATGGAGCTAAACGGCTCTTCGCGGCGCTGTTCCACCTGTGGATTTTTCTGACTGTATGTTGCCAGCGGATTTCCACCTCTCTGCTCTACAGTAACTCCGTCAGGTACATTGCTTCTGTCCTCTCCGTTTCCGGTGTTATCAGCACCATTGTCATCGTCCTTTCCGTCATCCTTTAATGCAGTCAGCTCCTCCTCGATAGCATCAAGCTCTGCTTTGACGTCCTCAATGTCATCGTTGATATCATCAATCTTTTCATTGATGGAACGAATTTCTGCAGCATCCTCGGATGCCTTTCCTCTTGCAATGAGCTTCTCTTTCTTTGCCTCCAGTCTCTGCATTCTTTTTAATAATACTTCTTTTCTTCTCATCTGATTTTCCTCCTAAATTTTTGATTCTAATTCCAGTTTTGCTTTTGCGAGTTCCAGATCAGTCTCCACTGACCTTTTCACGGAGCTCCGTGCCGTCTCCACTGCCCGGCGGACACTCTCCAGTGTCTCCCTGCTCCGTGCGTTTATTTCAGTCGAAGAATAAGCAGGAAACGTCACCGCTGATACTTCGTATACTGCTTTAATTTTTTTGATCCTGCGAAGAGGATGGTCCGAATCCAGATCTTCCCACTCCTCGGAATCAATAATGAACATAAAAGACATCCCGGAGATGTCTCCACGTTTCACCGCCGAATATAACGATCTTGCTTCTGCATTGTTCTCTGTATCCAGCAGCACCTCAATGACCAGTCCTTCTTTGTCAACGGTCAGCTGCATTGTGCTGCTGCCGTTGTTCCTGCGGCTCCTGGCAAGTGGGATCTTACTCACATCGTGATTGACGAGAAACCGGACATCTGTCAGATCTGTTCCTTCCAATGCATCTTTTTCAATGATCTCGTCAAAGTAACCCATATCGGTTTTGGAATCATACACAATGGGACGTCCTGTGATCACGTCACCCTTTTCTGTTTTCTCTGCGCGGACTTCGAACTGATAGCCGCGCTGTTCCATCGGTTTCTTCTTATCAGGTTTCATCTTCATTTGATCCTCCATCCTTTCCTAACTGATATTGCGGTGCCAGTGCGACATCCACATAATTAAGAGACTGCATTCTCTTTCCTTTCAGTTCCTGCAGTGGACGCATGCCAAAGGCAACTCGTTTTTCGTTTTCATATAAACTTCCGGAGTCTCCCAGCAGCCGAACCATCTCAAGCGTTTGGTCGATCGACATAAAGATCAGATCTTTCGGATAAAACACAATTTTATTTCCATAGTATCGTTCTGTCTGGGTAAACAGCGGACGTGTAAACGCTTCCCCGAATGATTTGATCATCGGCTCCAAAGTTTTCTGGTAAAACGCTTCATACTGCTGTTTTGTGTAATCGCCGATAAGGATGCAGAGCGGTACCCCGAAATTTCGTAATATCTTTTCGTCAATGAATTTCAGTGTATTAGAATCCACCAACTGAATGTCTCGCTTGATCGGCGTAAAGTCTGCTTTCAGATCCAGCGGCAGGAATCCGCTTTCTCCTCTGGATAACTTCTGCTCCAGCTCTTTCACATTTTCCAAAGTTTTTCCTTCATCGAGCAGTGTGTTGTACTTCACAACACCATTGATCGCATAAGACGATTTCATTGCCTTGGACACACCGTTTAACAGCTCATGGTTTAACTGCAGTGTTTTCAGCAATGCTTCATTATCCGGCTGACCTGACGCATTCCCTCCCATGAAGTCGTTCACGCTGTATTTATAACGAATATGGATCACATCATCATATGGCAGCGTTGTCTCAAAGTTATTCGCAAAGGAAAGCTTTACATACAATCTGCCTGCAGCGTTTTCCTGAAACTCTACCATTGTCGGCTGGACCGGGTATAATGCTTTATAAGACCGTCTCTCCTTCCCCTTATCATCTGTCCATACATCATAGGTCGGTATGATCCAACTGTTATAATTAAAAAACAGATTCCATGTAATCTTTTCCAGAAAGTCACTTGTGGACATGAATGCATTCGGCTGATTTAATACACGCTGCCGGTTTCCAGAAACCGGAATGACATCCTGTCCATCCTGCCGGATATGAGTCGGTGAAAGCTTTTTCATTTCTGATGTAATACAGACGATACACTGCTGCACGACATCACTCGCATAAATATTCTGGCCAAACTGGCTATAGATCGGTGTGAAGCCGTTTAGCATACTGGCATATCGGTTTCCTTTCGGCCTCAGCCGCTTTAAAGAATCTATCCATCCCATGTTATTCCCTCGCTTTTATCATCTCTAAAAAATCAGTGCGGTACCTTCGATACGTCTCCCATAAGATAATCTTCGTAACCGCACCATCAATCTTTTTCTTCTTTTCCTGCTTCACGCAAAGACACTGACCTCTTGCGTCTACCTGAATGCCTGCGTTTTTGAGACACCACTTATCAACTTCATTGTCTCCGTAATTGACAATCTGGCTCTTAAAATCCGCTTCGAGCAGCTTCATCGCATTGGACAAAGTCTGTGCATTCTGAAGAATCATGATCATATCGCTTTCATCGTCTCCCGTCCGATACCAGCCATAGTCTGACATCCTCTTCAAGAAGTCTTTTGAGAAGCGCTGATCATATCCACACTTCCATAATTTGATCCCGTGGTCTTTATAAAGCCGGTAAAACCAGTCCGCTACAACTGCAAGATCCACTTCATTTCCTTCGGTGATGGTCATAAGACCTGCTGTTGCCCATTTTTTATATTTCGCGCCGGCGGTAGAATCATCGTTGTCCCGCAGTTTTCCTTCCGGAATAAAATACTGTGTGTACACATATTTCGTGTGATCCTCCGGATGCATCAGCAAAATCTTGGCACAGACCAGATCCGTGGTCTCAGCAAGATCTACTGCGCCCAAACAAAAAGAGCCCCGAAACTCCTCCAGGGAGAATGTGGCTCCGTAATCATAATCTTCTAAGTTTAACCAGCTTTCCACGCTGTTCTGTTTGATGTTGAAATCTTTGGCCAGAACATACAGACGGCTGGATTTTGATGCTCTCGCATCATCAACCTGTCCTTCCAGATAGTCCCATCGTTTTACAACGCCAAGCGTTGGATTGCTTTTCATCCACGATGATCTGTTTTGCCAGACTTCCTGCTCACTGTCCTGTGTATAAAACCACGGGAGAAGTCTCTTGCCGGATGAGGTATCATCTTCGCCGCGGATCACCCGGCGTCCTTTTGCCAGCTCGTCATCCAGATAACCATTCACAACAAATCCTTCTGTGGTTATTTCAAACAGCTTTGGATTCTCCTTCAGCGACTGTGACTGTTCAATGGGCTTTCCGATGGAATTGTCCTTCATTTCGTGAACCTCATCCAAAATGGCGAAATCAATATTACGACCTTCTTTGTTACGGGTCGTCTCGGAAAGTTTAAATACCTTGGTGCTGGTATTTTTATTCATAATGAACCGCTGATTACGCTTGCTGTCCAGATCATCCGGATCTACCAACTTTCTCATCGTATCAATTGTGTCATACACAATGGATGCCTGATTGTCATCGTTGGAGCTGCAGACGATATCACTTCCCTCATTTCCAACAAAAAGCTCTGTCGTTGCCAGTCCGGAGCACGTTTCGCTTTTCGTGTTCTTCCGCGCGATCAACAATATGATCTTCCGAAACCGGTCCAGATGATCCTTCGACATTTTAAAGGAATATGAAGTCTCGATAAACGCTTTCTGCCATAGCATCAGCACCATCGGTTTGTTGTAAAACGGTGATTTAGTCAGCCGGACGCAATGCTCCATAAAATCCATTCGCAACAATGCATCCGATCTGTCGTAATAGAACTCCTCATTATGGAAAAGGTCCTCTTCCAAGTTGGAAAGCTCAATAATCAGCTCCTGTCCGGCAATGATTTCTCCGGAACGGATACGCTCTAAATATTCCAATAAAAATGAATTATCCGGCGTCCATATTTTATGTTCTTTAATCAGCATTGTCTGTCCTTTTCCTGAACCACTTTCGTAAAGGTGATTCTTCATCGGTGTCATCCTGTCCGGTAATTCTTGCAATTACCCGGATGCAGCTCGTATATTGCTGCAACATCTCTTTATATTGTCTGGAGGCTGGTGTGGCTCGCTGTTTCATCGGATTCTTGGGATTCACGGCAATGAACGGATACTGCTTTAATTCTTCAAGCCTGTCCTCCAGAAAGATTGTTTCATCCACAAGCTGAATTAGCAGTTCATTACGCTCTTTCCCGATAATATTCAATAATTTTTCTTTGCGATCCATGTGCTACTCCTTTGTTAATTCATAGGTGATCTTCATTGCCTGTTCATCCGTCTTTTCGATTGGTGTGTCAAGGTTATTGATTGTGAAAAACACGAACGGGTAAAGGTATGAGATAGCTTCCTGGTACATCATATATTTTCTATCTTCTGAAAATATTTCATAATCGTAAAAATATCCATATGATCCACTTCCGATTGAACCGTTATTACTCTTTATCTCAATGTTTTTTAAAGTACCGGTGACGCAATCTATGATGAAATATTCGGTTATTTTTGTAGAATCAATATAATTCCCTCTCGTACAAATCATCAAGTTGCCCGTTCGTATGCCATTATCGAAAAATCCATCGTTCTTGAATGGAATTGCACTACCATCCATCAATGTGATATCTTTGCATGCTCCCGAATTTTTATCGATACAACACAGCTTTTGCGTTCCGGTACTTTTGGGAATATACACGAGAATATAGTCATCTAATTCATGAATACAACGGCTGTTTCTGTATCTATAATTATCACTATTTCCGATGATATAACCGGTATTGTTGACGTATGTCTTTACAGTTGAGGTCATTTCATTCAGATTGATTTCCCATACATAAATGGTTCCATCCACGGGCACCGAACATTTTTCCTCAAGCAACAGAATAATCGATAAAATACCATTTTTATGATCCACTCTGGTGGAATAACCTCGACATATATTTGTTGTCGTACAAAGTGCCTGCAATTCTCCCGGCATACTCACTACATAAGTCTTATCCGCTGTCATATTTGCTCTTTCCGAGTAATTGTATGAATCAAATATTGATCGGGTGTTAATCGGCATCCTGTATTCCGACAAGGTTATACTTTTATCCACGAATAAATTTCCCGTAGCTTTTGGATCATCTGTAAATCCGCTCGTCGCTCGTAATAATCTATTTTTTGAAAAGTCAACCCATGTGATATTCTTTTGGTCACCTGTAGCATTGTATTGTGGATAACATGTACCATTGGAATAGTTTGCATTTAGTCTTTTTGACCATAAGGAGACCCCATTATTGTCCAGAACCACATTGCTCTTTCCAAATCCGATTTTTGCCGAATCCGTCGGTGTCAAACAAATACTCTTAATTTTTCCGTTCGCCTGTTGCGTTGTAAAATCCCAAACATAACGATATCCTACATTTGTGCCATCATTTTCGATGACAGATTCCGATGCGTTATAAGATCCGAGCGTGGTGTCCTGACCATTATACGCCGCATCTGTTCCACGTCCGATCATGTTTACTCCCGCCGGTAGTGTGTATTGATCAGGATCATCAGGCAACGCAGAATCAAAAAAAACAATTCCTCTGGTCATTTCTAATAATGTATTTTTAGCAGTTTTTTTGTTCCCGAAAAAATACTGCTGCAGATCTCCATACACTCCACACGGCTGCATTGCATCCCGGAAAAGATTTGTCACAAAATTATCTTTCTCATACGTCTTCTTTTCTCCTGTTTTAACATTCGTCAGTTCAATCTTCGTATGTCCTTTCAGCATGTTATCCCTCCTATGATTCTGTATGCGTCACTGTAACATTCAACGCATCCGTTATATTTATACTATTTTGTACTGCGACCAACAGATTGCTGCTATTAAGGCTCTCTGATAATGCATAACGGCTTGGTGTGAGTAGGTTCTTTTCAACTTTGTCCGTTAATTTATCAATTACTTTCACATCCGCATCAACCAATACCTGCTTGATTTCTTCAGACAACTGTATCTGCAGATCTACCTTCTTCAATTTGCGAATCTGATCGGCATAATCATCGATGTTGTCTTTCGGAAACATCAATCCGCGGCTGGCAATTGCATCATAAATATCTGATAATACCTGACGATAATGATCCAGAGTCTTTGCGACCTCTTTTTCATAATATTCTTTGTATTTGTCGATCAATTCTGCAATAGTCTGGCAATCTAAGGTGTCGATCCCATTGTCCTGCAGCTCTTTTGCCGTTGTATCATATGTAGCGAGTGCTGCATAATAACAATTTTGCTCGGTTGCTTCAATGGAACGTCTGGTCAGCAGTGCAAGCAGCTTCTCGAGCCATGTCGGTTCATGCTTTTCTATCGGGATTCCTTTTTTTACCTGCATGACGCAACCACTTAACTGTTCCAGCTGGATTTCCTGATATGCACTTGCATCACCAATGATATGAATGAACTTGTGCCATGTTCTATCCGTTCCAATTACCCTGCCGGACACTCGAATGTGAAGGAATCGTCCATCCTTCAGATACTCGGACGGGATTTCAAAGGAATCCGACTGCTCCGGCTGGATCTGCAGAGCAAGTTTCTCTGTTTTAAACAATTCGATCAGTCCGATCTCAATCGATTCCTCTGATCCGGTGCGAAAATACATGCATATTACATTGTTTTCCGAGGATTCGTAGTCTATTTTCGTGATTTCATCACGATCACAGTCAATAAACACATTATTTCTCAGTTTTTTCGCCCCCTTTTTCAATTTTTTCGATTTTTCAAATCCAAAAATTTTGATTTTTGACTTTCTGTGAGAACACCCTTCCCCTTAACAGTTCCACAAGCCACAAAAAATCAGCCGACCTCGGGGGGCTCTGAATGAAACTGAAACCATTCGTTGATGAATTTCGTCCAAAGTTTTTCGTCCCGTCCATCTGCTGATTCTTTTAAACGCTGCAAACATTCTTCTTTGCTTGTGTCAATCAGGATACATCTTGCACCCAACTCCCGGCTCATCCTGTCTCGATCAGATATCAACGGATATCCACCGATGATATATGCTCTCTGCCATTTTCCTCGGCGATATCTGATGTCATCGATAAGTTTATCTCTTACGCCAAACACGACACTTTTCAGCCGGTTCGGCTTTACATATCGCTGACAGCCTGATACACACTGCCATATAGCATCGATATCAACGATCAGATCCCCCTCCTCATGAATCTCTTCAACGTATGTATTCTTTCCGGAAAGAGGTGCACCATAGATCAGCCACACGTCTCTATGGTAATAATCATATGACAGCTTATGATGGATCCGATTGTGGCACCTGTGATGAACAAGCTGTATATTGTCCGGATTCAGAGCAACGCACACATCATTGACGTTCTCTTCCGTCAATGGGATTTTGTGATGTCCAATACAATCATAAGCTTTCACGATCGGCTTGCCGCAGTGTTCACAAACAATAAAGCCGTCTTCATTCTGACGATCGAGTTTGATCTGTTGCATTAGTTTGCACCATGCTTTGCTCTGATAAAAATTCTCCAATGTAATCATAAGAAATCCGGATAGTCCTTAATGTCTATGGACTCTTTCTTGTATTTATCTAAGATTGCTGTAAAATCTTTAGAAATTTTCTGCCCATCAGCAATGTCTTTTTCGATTTTAGTTGCGATCTCATTATTTGTATCTTTATCAACCAGCCTAAAAAAATCATATGACGTTGCACTTATGTTTTCCAGCGCCGCCACCATGACGTCCATCATATCCTGCAGGTTACTCATTTTATATTCTATCAGTTCCAGACCGGCAACCTCTTTTATCGGCACGACTTCCGTCCGCTGTCCATGTTCATCGAAACCATACACCGCATTTCTTGGTTTTGTTAAACCGTATACTCCGCGATAACTTGAGCCATCACTGCTGCCCTTGTGGTATGATTCATCTGCCATAATTGCCCTCCTTACCATTCGTTCTGTTCAATCTGCCGCTCTCTCAGCTCAATCTCTTTCTTGCGAAGTTCAAGCATCTGTGGATCATTCGACCAGTTATCCTTATCATAATTCTTTAATGCAAGATTGATCGCAGCCACATCCGGATGTGCCTGCTTATGCTTAACCTCACGTTTGACAAGCTGCGCTGTGCAGAGTTCTTTTAGTTCTTCCTCAGATACGCCGCTCTTGAGCAATTTCATCTGCAGATCTGTCGGAAGTTTTATTTGCGTTTTTGTTTCGTGGATCTCGGTGTAAACATATCCTTCCGCACGTTTGATCAGTGCAGATCTCAGATCTGCTACAAGATTACGTTTTCCCTTTTCCAGCACTTCCGAAAATTCCGGAAATTGGTCTTTGTATTTTGAAAAGGTACTATATGCAATCCCCAGCTTCTCGGCAATCTGGCGTTCGGTCATCGTTCGGCGCATCTCTAAAATAGCCGGAAGAAATGGTTTGATATGTGTTTCATATTTCCCTTTTCTTCCAGCTTTCTTTTTCTGCATAGGCTACACCTTCTTTGCATATTTCAGACTGATCCAGCCCTCGGAATATTTCCCCCATTCATCCTGCTTTTCAGAAATCTTCACTTCTGCGCCTTTCCGTAACACTTTCAGAATCCGGTATTTTGTACCAGGACCTTTCCGGACATTTAACATATCCGCGGTTACTTTATATCTGCTGCCGTAGTCGCTGGCATTCTGGGTCTTTTTTTCAAGCTGCTTACTTCCTTTTCCAAGTGCCATTACAACATGATGACCTTCTGACAGATACACGGCGCCGCGCAGTGCATAATCTGATGTTTTGATATGCGCAGCATCTTCGTATGCCTTAAACTTCCCTGTTGCAAGAAGTGCCTTTCGAAGATTCCTTGTTGTGCAATTCACATTGACATCTAATCCGGCAAGATTATAGCAGGAAGCAATAAGACTGCTGCAGTCAAATTCTCCCTTTCCTTTCGCTACTCCATTCTTTTTAATTGATGTATAGCCGGTTGTTCTCTGTCCCTGATCGTATCCATAATTGTCATTCTTACAGATAGTCTCCATATAGTCTGCTGCTTTATCTGCAATCTTTTCATCTGTGCAGATCAACATCACATTCCAGGACTTTTTATACCATTCGCGGATACAGATCTCTTTGCCGGTCTGATCTCCGACTTTCCCTCCGACAATTCTTCCGTTTTCATCGATTGATGCATGTCCAATTTTAACTGCCATTTTTATCATCCTCCAAATCCGCAATACGATGCTCACATACTTTCAGCTTTTCCTCAACGACCGGTATGCGCTCTGCAAAGTTATTATGCTTATCCACTTTTTTCTCAAGCTGCTCTATTCGATAGCTATTAAGCTTTAATCCGCCCCATGAACCGACACATGTTCCGGCAAATCCACATAAGGCTACCACTACCGTGTTCCAATCTATCATATTTACTCCTCCTTATTCCCTTCACTTGTAAGTTCTGCCACCTCATAGGATGGAGAACTGTCGGCCAGTCCCTCTCCGATCACATATCCGATTACTGAAGCACCTGCCATGATCAAAGCGGCAATTCTCTGTGCTTCACTGTCTGCTGTACCGAAATACACGGCAATCATCGATGCAAAGCTGGCAATGCTCATCCACATTTTTCTGCTGCAAAGTTTTCTTCTCATCTTATCACTCATAGAAATCCTCCTAACAAAAAAAGACGCATTTCCTTCAAAGAAAATACGCCTTAATGAATTATAACAAAAAACTAATTGTAAAAATTTTAACACGTTAAAAAGCATATGTCTAGGGTCGCAATTCGGGCAATATTATATCGCATCGGACCCAAATAAATAAACTGCCATCTCCTTGATCAGCTTATTCTTATATGCCCGGACCGTCTTTTCATTCAGATTCTCTGAATATCCGTCTGATCCGGCCAGCGTCCCGGCAATTTCTTCCCAAGTGTAATTATCGCCACCTGGTTTACGATTAAAATATCTTGCCTCGATGACTTCATAGCCTTTCATGCCCCGGATATGCTCCAACGCTGCTTCTACTCGCTCCACGTCGTTTAGGCTACGCCGGTAGGAATCCATCCTGTCACGCAGCTTCGTATCATCATCAACCTGTCCTCCGCCGTTTTTAATGGAGGTGATTGATTTACTTTTCCCGTGCAGTGCAATCTCAAGGTACTCCTGCTCATTCGAGACATGCTCCTTCAGAACATTGAAACAATACAGGATCTTTTCTGTGTTCTTAAATGCTTCCTTGGACATTGCCTTTTGACGATCAATCCATGAGATGGAATTCATCTTTTGGAATACTTCGTCTATCGTGGCCAAGATCGTTTCCTTTGTCTCCTTACTTACCATTGTCTACTCCTCCATCTGTTTTGTGGTATCCGTCCTTTCTACCCTGATACCGCCTTTTGATCCCGTTTTAATGTCTGCCTTTGTTACATCATCAATCTTGACCGTGATGCTGCTGATGTCTTCATCCGCGATCAATTCCACTGCTGCCTGCAGGAAGCTTTTGACAGCATCAGACTGATCCCGTTCAAATAATGATCTGACTCTCTTCCGTCCTTTTTCTTTCTTGAGCTTGTTCAGTCGATACCAGTCTGCTTCCGGACACTTACACATTTCTGTCGCATATTCGTTTTTCTCTTCGTCCAGCCAGTCCTCTGGTACCTCTATGGCTGTGATCTGTCCACAGAATTTACAAGCTCCCTCTGTCGGTACCAGAGACATATGCTGCAATCTCATCTTCTTTACTTCCTCGCTTAACATCTGCTGCCCTCCTGTTCCCATTTTTCGATAATCACATCTATCACTGCCTGCTGCTTCTTTTCGCCAATACCTTTGATCTTACCTATCTCGTCACGGATCCGATCGATCGCCGGCATTTTGTTGTGTGTTGGATCTACCGGCTCTTCTCTTGCCCCGGCATCATAGCCGGACTGGTAAACACTTTCTATGTAACACTTCATTGCGTGATGATCCATGCGCTTAATCTTCTCGTATTCTTTTCTGGTTAATTCTTTCTTTGCCATGCGACCCTCCTTTTAATTGAATGGCAGCTCCTCCTCGATTGCATCCGGAATATCCATGAAGCCGTCTCCCGGATCAGACGCCGGCGCCTGCCGTGGTTCGTTTCTTGTACTGCTGCCGTTCTGGGTATTTCCATTCTGCGCTGCTTTGCTCTCAGCAAACTCCTGTTCCTCAATCACCACCTCCGTGGTGTATACCTTGTGACCGTCTTTGTTCGTGTAGCTTCCGGTCTGGATCCGTCCACTGGCCACGATCTTGGTACCCTGATGAAGATAATTCTCCGCAAACTCTGCTCCCCTGCCGAAGACAACACAATTGATAAAGTCCGCTGTCTGGTCATCTCCCTGACGCTTATATCTGCGGTCGACTGCAAGGGTATATCTTGCAATCGCTGTTGGTTCATCGCCGGAGCTGTATCTGATCTCCGGATCACGGGTCAGACGACCCATTAAGATTGCTTTATTCATGATTAATATTCTCCTTTACTATCTCAATTGCATCATCTATTGCTTCTATTTTGTAGCCGTATCCTATAAAATCTCTGTCTTTTAGTTTTTGCAATCTTTTATAAAGTGATTTTCTTTCTTCCAACTTTTTCACAACCTTGTCAACATCATAGGCTGTAGGTTGTGCATCCAAAAAATCAAGAATCGCTTTCATCTGGCTTTTATTGTAATGTTGTTCTAAAAAATTCAACTTATCCGCATCAATTAACCTCATTCTTTTTCGCTCCTCTCAATTCTTTTTCCTGTCACTGTGTCAAAAATCTCACGGTATGGATTTTCACTAATCACCTCTCCAGTAGCTTTCCGCTCCCGAAGAACGATGTCGGCAATAGAGAAACGACCGCCTTTTTCTGTAATTGAAAAGCCATTCTTCCTGTTATAATCAGCCATTGCAGCAACAGCCAGTTCTTTATCCTCGTCATAAAAAATACATACGTCAGACCTTGAACTGCCATTATGTCTCTTCAAAATTACATCGTAAATAATATCACTCATTATCCTCACCTCTCAATTTTTCCAGTTATCCGGCAACGGTTTCCATGCGCTTACAATCAGTCCAAACGATTTATAACTTCTTTCCTCATCGCCCGGATAGAATGCGCCGCCATTTTTATCCTCTTCATATCTTGCGATATCAGGCATATTGCAGTTCTCAAAGGACACCAAAATGTATGTGTCCGTTTCTGGCTGCCGCTCATCTATCGGAATCCATCTGCTGCCCTCCAGCTCATCAATAAGCTTCTGCTGCGTTTGAATCGGCATGGTGCTGTTCTTGATTTCCTGTATTACTTCTTTTAATTCCTGATCTGTCATAATTACCTCTCATTTCGTTATTGCAGTTTATATTTGCCGGATCCTTTTCAGGACCCGGCTGTGATTCTCCTGTTGATCTGCTGCCAAATTATTTTTCTTTCACAATGGTATTATCTGCTCCGGAAATTGTAATCCATCCGTGCTTGAGGCGGGCTTCCGCTTCTTTCATTTTAATCAGCTCGTCCGTAATGGAATTACTGAGCTTCTTGTTTGCTTTGGCCTCCGCTTCTGCCGATATCAGCTCCGCATTTGCCTTTGCTTCTGCTTCGGTCTTCTGTACTTCTGCATCTGCCTTTGCCTTATCAATGGCAGTCTGATTATTAATTTTCTGGGTTTCTGCTTCCTGCTGCGCCGTAATCTTAGCGTTGATAGCTTCTCTGGTCTTTTGGTCTACTGTAATATCGATCAAAGACACGTTGCTGATCGTGATGCCATATTCTTCAAACTTATCAGCCAGATATTCAGTCAATGCCGTATTGACATTTGCCCTCTCAGATCCTAAAATGTCCGATACCTTATACCGTGAAATCACCTCTTTGGTCCAGGAAACAATATTCGGCTTGATAAACCTGTCTCGAACATCTTCACCGTTCTGTCCCTTAAATCTGGTAAATACTTCGCTTACCTTATCAGCCTTAAACTGATACGAATATGTAAGATCAATCTGCAGAGCTTTTCCTTCTGAGGAGCTCGCCGAAAAGCTTTCGTCCTTTTTGGAGTCACCTTTCTTCTCCTTCGTCAGGTATGACTGCTCCAGTCCTACGGTATACGTTTTTACTTTCACTGTCGGCGCAGTAATATGCCAGCCTGTCCCAGAACCTTCTCTTCCACGCCTTTGTTAATGTTGTACTGCACGCCCACATATCCGGCCGGAATGACCTGAATATTAATCGCAAACATTACAACCACCAGCACCATAATAATTCCTGCAATAACTCCTCCAGTTTTTGTGTTATTCATTGTTTGTCTCCTTTTCTTTTTCTTTTATATTTTCATCTGCTAACCTCTTTTTCAGCATCAGGTAATATTCCCCGATTGCCGGAAATAAAGGTAACAGGAGAATCCATGTTATCGCCATAATGCATATGACTAATATTCCCAGTGTTAAATACATCTTGTTCTCCTTTCTCTGCTGCCCTTGGCAGCGGATGTACTATTCTTGCATATATTTCGTTTGCCATCACCTCCGGATGACGGTTTTCATACGCCTGCCTTGCCGTTACACTTGCTTCGCAGGCGTGCTGATATTTACTCCATAAAATCAGCTTGTTCAAATACTTACCATCCTCTTTGATCGTTCCGTTGTATTCGCAGTCCGGGCGATCACAATGAAAGCAGTCCGGCCACTTGCAGTCTGTTAATTTTCTGCTCATGTGATCACCTTTTCTTCCTGCTGCCGTCCATGTTGTATTCTGACCGGCTCTTGTAAAAGCTGCATTTTTCCTCGCAGCTGCAATAAAGCTTCTTCAACGCTCTGCACCGGCTCTGGATCGGCTTGTTGCTCATACCGTCATAAGAGATACAGTCCATTTTGATTTTTGCCATCGTTTTTCTCCTCTCAATAATTTCAATAAAGTCTTCCGCCCATTAGCCGGCGGATAATGTCCTCTCTATCCATGGTGCCGTCCGGATTCTTTTGGACCTTCGAGAAATACTTCTCTGCTTTTTTCTTGCTCATGCCGATCCGGTCAGCTACCAGATCCACTGGCTGCTCATTTTCCGGAAGTAACACTTCGTATTCCCGCTGCAACACACACTTCAAACGCTTGTCCAACGCTGGATTCATATGTACCCCTTCCGGAGACATGTTATGATGATACGGGCAAAGCCGTATCAGGTTCATTGTAATGTCCGGTCCGCCCTGGGAGCGGAACACGATATGATGGCTATGGCATCCTTCATGGATGCAGCCGGGGATTTCACATCTATGCACCATATTCCTCCTTCGTGTACAATGGACTGCTGCCATCCAGAACACTCTGTTCGGTTTCGGTAAGGCTGAATCCGTAATCTTTCAGGATGGCTGCCATTTCCAGAAGTCCCCCGGCAGCTTCCTTATTGTATCTTCCGTCATAGTATACGGAGGTAGTATGTTCGAACTCACTCCAGACAAAGATCAGCATCTGTTCTCCTCGCAATATGGGTTCTGTTTTCTCTTTCATCACCTCTGCATATTTATCCGGATTATCCCTGATTTCCTCCAGAATATCCCAGTCAAAGAAATCCTCCAATGCCACATAAGACACGCTTAGTTCTTCTTTCAACAAAAAATTCCAAAGGGCATCCGTTATTTTTCCCGTCCCTCCTATGCTGTTGACCCATCTCTTTTCTGTGATCGTTCTGTAAATAAGTGCTCTCATGCTTTCTACGATCTGCTTGCACTGCTTCCGGATCCGTTCTGTATTCTCCCCCTGGAGCTGTGCTTTTGATCGTGCTGCATTCTGCTCCGCAGAGGTTTCTGTGCTCTGCTCCTGCAGTTCTCTCTTCTCCATCACATAAGCCCATCCATATTCCTCCTTCCACCCCATTTCCTTGTCTGTCTCTAATAACTCCAGCTCCTGCAGTTCCTGTTCAAAGTTTTCGTCTGTTTTAAACTTCGCCGACAGGTTTATGCTCCTTGTAATCTTCCATCCATTGGACCATGCTGCTGTTCCCTTTGGTGCCTTTTCAATGTCAAGTGCCTGCATACACTCTGCAAATCTCTCCAGACGTTTTTCTTCTTTCTCCTCATCTGCTGCCTGATCGGCAAGGTATCGGAGGTTGCTGCTGCCGGTTGCTTTCTTCAGTACCTCATTTCTTTTCTCTACACTCTCAATCTTCTCCAGGGCGTACATATCGGCCATGGTGAGCTGGAAGCTTTCGTCCTCCTCTTTCTCCTGCAGAATGTCCCCGTCCAGCTTGGCGATATTGAGCCGATGGTAGATCGTACTCTTGCTAAAGCCGGTCTTTTCCCTGATATCCTCCACGGAGTCTCCGAGATCCAACATGAGCTGGAAGCTGTCCCCCTGCTCTTTGATGGTCAGATCATTCCTCTGCATATTCTCCTCCAGCATGATGGCGATCTGGTCTTTCTTGGAAAGCCCTGTGACGATCCGGCAGGGAAGAGTCTTAAGCCCCGCCTGCTTTGCCGCCTCCATCCGTCGGTTGCCGATCAGCACATAGAATGTCGCATCCATTCTGATCTGTGACATGCCCGGCTGCTGCTCCACCGGAAGATCTCTGCATTCCTGCGGGATGATCGTCAGATTCTGCATGACGCCCTTCTTGCCGATGCTGTCCGCCAGCTCCGTCAGATCTCCCAGCTCCTTTCGTGGATTGTCCGGATGATGCTCAAGCTGGCTTACCGGCATCTGCAGCACCATCATTTTTATATTTTCTGTCATATGATTTATCCTTTCCGCCCTTCGGCTATCTCTTATCATCAATGGTCTTTTCCCACATCTTCGGGTCACTTTCGCCCTTCTGCCCTTTTTTCCGTTCCTTGCGCATCCAGTCTGTATAGGCGTGATGCTGCTCCGGCACTATGCGAATGGCATGACCTGCTGCCGTTTTGAGAAGCTTATCGATCAGGTCAGCGTTCTTCGTTGCCTGATACTCCCGCTCTGCTGCCGACTGGAACCGGCAGAGGTTAAATCCTCCAGCAAGGTACCCACTGGCCGCATGAATCTCCAGATTATAATTTCCCCTCAGATGGGACAGGGCGATCCTTGAAATATGCAGAATCGCACGGTTTTGGGTGGTGTTTACCACCTCGCCGTGATGGACTGCAGTATAAGTCCGTCCCTTGAGCGTCGTCTCCAGTACGATGGAGTATACAGCACTCCCCTTTTTCAGAGACCCCTTCCATTGCATATCTATGTATATTTTTACTTGTTTCAAATTGCTGTCCGCTTTAGCATTTGCTTTATCGGACGTCGTTTTTGTCTCCATGGTTTTCACCTCTTTCTTTTTCAAACGTGAATATATGTAAAATCCTCCCGTCAGGTCAGATATATAAGTCTTGGAATCAATATACCGGCAGGAGCCCTGAAAGATCTTCTCCATCATCGGACCCATATCGTCGCCGGCAATAACCAGATCCCGCATCTTCCGGCGTGTGAGCTTGGTCACATTCTCCCGAATGACCGGTTTCTTTAAATTCCGGGAATGCTGGATCAGATGTCTGCCGTTCGATTCCAGCTTGCAGATGTATCGGGCAAAGCCTCCAGTCCAAAGTCATCGTCTGGATCGGCATACTTACTCTCTGCTCTGCCTTTTGTCCATTTGCTTTCCGCCACATCTCTGTCCATGGCAGACATGATCAGATGGTGATGGATCCGCACCTTGTTCGTGGGTCCATCCACATACTCGATCACATATATATATTTCAACGGCGTCATCCCCTGCTTTTTACGATAACGGCCGATGGCTGCTAAATAATTCTTGATATCTTTCCGGGCACGATCCAGGGTCGGATACTCTCCATCCTTATATGTCAGTGTGACGATCAGATCACCGGCACGGAAATTGGTGTTGATGATCCGGATATATTTCTTCCGGCGGTTCTTCTGATTCAGACGCTTCTGTGCCTCCCGGCTGGTCCGATACTTCTCCACCCTGGGTACATCCTTCCGGTTCAGATAGACCGGATAGATATTACTCTCCACATAATCCCCGGAAATGATCCTCTGCAGCATAATCCGACAGGATGCCAGCGCCTTCATGCGCCTATCCACCCTCTCTGCTGCCGTCTCTTCTCCCAGCACAGAGCTGTCATAACAATCCTCTATCTTTAACTGCCCGTCTCTGCTGACCGGCAGGGGGCTTATTTTCCATTCCTTTCCATACACATCTTCGAAGTCATACTGATGGTACGTCTGCTTTTTCTTCATACGGCTCATAGAATCCTCTGTGCTTCGTGCTTCGTTTTATAATACTCATTACAAGGTCGCCAAAGGGCTTATAACCCTTGGCTTTCCTTGACTTTTCACCACTTATGCCGTATGATTAACTTGTTGGTGTCATACGACATTTTCCGAGGGCGGCTCTGCGATAGCTGCTCTCTTTTTTCTTGTTCTCTGCCGGACGTGCTGCAGGCTCTCCTCGTCCCGGTACGACAGAATAATGTCCTGCTCCGGGCGGCGGTACTCCTGCCGGAGCTGACCATCAGGCAGGATATAGTAATCAAAGCATATCTGCCCTTCGACCACGGTGCCGACATACTCCAGTTCTGCAGGGATGTGCGGTCGCACTGAAGGGACGTCCTCCTGATCTATTCTCTGCTGCCATTCCGGCGGAAGCTTGTCCGCCTGCTCTGCCGGTTTGGTTCGGGCAGCGTAAAACAATCTGAAATCTTCCATTATCCCTCCTCAAATTCAGGCGGGATCTGTATCTGCAGAATAGCTGCGATCCTGGTTACCTTGGATGCATCGTCACTCTCATCCACCACTACCTTTGCGACTGCCTCAAGCAAGTATTCCTTGCACTGCAGGTTGCTATAATATTCCGCATCGATCTTCACTTTCTTTCCTGTCGTTCTCTCCGCTTTACTATTTCTCAATAAATTCATCATTTTTTCCTTTCTTTGATCAAACTTTCATTTCCTGCAGTCTGCCGGCATAAAACTCCAGATTAAATCTTGTTGCCTCCTGATCAAACTTCAACGCCTCCTGATTGATCTGTTTCACCATTCTCATAAGACGTTTATCGCGGAAACCGAATTGATCATAGAGGACATTGATGATAATGCAGGCAGCCAATGTCCTTCCGTCCATTCTGCCCTGCTCTGCTGCCCTTCTGGCTTCTCCGTCCGGAGCCTTTCGGTGTTCCGCTTTCCGGCGTTCCTTTCTCTCCCGGCGGATCGCTGCTCTCTTGGCGCTCATTACTTTTCCTTTCCTCGCCGGGCACAACAAAGGATATATCCATTTTTGTTTATGGCATTAAACTTGGTCTTTTTGTTGTAAATTGTTGTTAAACTATAGGGAGGTTTTGGATATATCCTCTGTTGTACCCGGCGTCGCATTTTATATTTCTCTTGTCTCCGGATCTGCTTCACCGAACTGAACGCCTGCGCTTCTCTTCACTGCATGAGGATAAAAAATCTCGTAAAGATCCAGCCATTTATCTTCGGTCACATTTCCGATTGTATGAATCCCGCCGTTCATCTCATCCTCTAAGATGCGTACAGCTTTGTTCTCCAGCCAATCCCAGCTGGATACTCCAACCACATCCATGATCCGCATAAGAGCTACCACTCCTCTGGCTTCCCCTTCAAAGATCGTCGCCCCAACATGTCCTCTTCCGAGCGGATAGCCGGTCATTATTTTTGTAAAGTGTTGGTTTTCTCTCCATCCCTGCAGCCACAATTCAAACTGCAGGCGACCGTAATCATCAAACTCAATGACGGCTTTTGTGATAACTGCCATACATGTCTTTTTCATATGCTCTTTCCTTTCCTGCATTATTACTTTTCAATCTGCTTAATGCGCTCACTCAATTCCTTATCTGTTGCACCGATATACTGTGCAAGCAGGTGAGGACTAATATGGTAAGTCCAGCAGGTTGATCCGGAATTTACCCAGGCGCCACCGATTGGCAGCGCTTTCACCTTTAAGCTTTCCTGTACTGTCAACTGCGACAGTCCCAAAATAGCTGCGGCAGTCTGAACAGATACTCGTTCTTTTCCTCCTATCATATTGCGTTCACCTCTTTCTTTTATAACTTCTGACCACCCATATCTTTACTCATGGGGACTTTTTATCAACTTGATATTTCGCTTTGGCTGATCCGGATTTGCAAGTTGTATAAAATGCATCAACATTTCTTCGGGTACCAATATGCTCCTTGTACTCTCGTCATACTCTAAACGAAATGGTTTAAACAGATCAGGTCCCCACTCAAAGCAATTATACATTCGCATTGCTGCATTCATCTTCAGACATCTCTCACATACACCGGTGGTACCTCTCTTCCGAAGCTCCTCAATTATTTCTGTTACTTCCTTTAACTCGTCAAGTGTCATTTTCTTTAAGATTTCCTTTCTCCTTATATCCCAAGGAGCTGTACAGTCAATCTTTTTGACATACCATTCTTTTTCTGCGTCATCTTTTTTCTTTTTTCAAAACATTATTTGTGTTCACCTCCTGACTGTGTCTTATCACAACGGTTTGTTAAATGCAGACTCGTGAACTTTGCGTCTAACTGCTTCCAGAACGTTCCATGCTTTGTCAGCAGTTAGATGCTCTTTTTTTAAGATCTCCATTATCTCATCTGAGATTTCCCTTACCGTCTTTCTTGGAGTAGTTTTCTGAGTATCTGTTTTCATTCTTTTTGCCCCCTTCCGTAAAATTTTTCCTCTCTCGCTTTCACAGTCTCGCTAAAAGCGAGATCTTTTGCCAAAAAAAATATAGTCTAATGGCATATTATACAGTTGAGATAACTTCTTAGATTCATCATATCCTGGAATTTTATCGCCCTTTTCCCATCTTCGTACCGTAGATCTATCAACATTCATTTTTTCAGCCACCTGTTCCTGTGTCATTTCAGCATTTACTCTTGCCGCAGCTAAACTAATTTGTAACACCTTGTACTTTCCTTTCTCCCCGTATAGCCGCTAGGTCAGCTTTTTTTGCTTATCTGTTGCAGAATTTCCGTATAATCATTACCAAATCAATGATTGCTACCATAATTAACACAGCTTTCCATCCTGTATTAAATCCCATTGCAACCGCCAAAACCAGTAAGATTACAGTTAATAGTGTCATTCTTTTAATATTTTTCATTGCTCTCTATATCATAATATGCTAGAATCAAGGAGTGAATGGGGCTTTCGCCCCTCCCACCCTTGGGTTGTCCTAAGACTTAATTGCTGTAATTAACGTAGCGAGTGCGATCACTGCATCAATTATCAGTTCAATTTTGTCTTTTGTGGTCAACCCTTTTTTCTTGGATTTCTTAGACATATTATTTTCCTCCTTTCCTTGTTTCTGAATATATTATATCTCGCTTTAAGGGAGAAGTCAACCCTTTTTGCGAGATTTTTTTATCTTTTTGTTGCTTTTTTCTCGCTTTTGTGATATTTATATTATAAGGGGGTGAACATAATGGCAGACGATGAATACAAAAAAATATTTGCAAAAAATCTAAAACATTATATGGTTGCAAGCGGAAAAAACCAAATGGATCTTATGCGTGATTTAGGATTAAGTTCTTCAACTGTATCTAACTGGTGTACAGGGTCTAAACTTCCACGTATGGATAAAGTACAAATGCTTGCTGATTATTTTCATATATTAAAATCAGATTTACTGGAAGAGAAATCTCCAGCAGATAATAACACATACTATCTTAATCCTGAAACAAGTAAAATCGCACAGGAAATATACGATAACAAAGAACTTTCCCTTCTTTTTGATGCGGCCAGGGATGCTGATCCTGAAGATTTGCAGACGGTTCACAGTATGCTAATGGCTCTGAAACGCAAGGAAAGAGGACAATGATATAGGGGGTGAGGCTTCTGGATGATGTAAATGTTCATGTTTTGGACTTTGGAAATTCTATTCCAGCAACTGTAACTATCAACGAAGATGGGAGTTTTAGCATCTTTTTGAATGCGCGGCTTTCCTACGAACAGCGTATGCAGGCATATCTACATGAAATGCAACATATTCAAAAAGATGATTTTTTTACTCACAATACTGTAGAAGAGAAGGAATTGCATAATACTTATTAATAAAAATTATAACAGGAGGAGTTTTATAATGAATGTACACGAAATCGAGGAATATCGGAAATTTACAGCACCAGCAGAATTACATAAAGCCGTCAATACATTGAAAGGAATGGTTGCCGGAATTACTACCGATCGAAAAATTAGTGAAGACGAAGTTAACGAATTAAGTCATTGGTGTTTATGCCATGCCAATTTAATCGACCGGCATCCTTTTAAGGAATTAATTCCACTGATACAGTCTGCCTATGAGGACGAAATTCTTACATCTGACGAAGCAGATGATATTGTTTGGCTTTGCAATAATTTTGTATCCGATTCTAATTATTATGATTTGGTAACTTCTTCCATCCAATTTCTATCCGGTATGATCCATGGTATACTGGCTGACGGCGAGATAACAGACGATGAAATCCATGCTTTAAGATCATGGATTCAAATGAATAGCTATTTATCTGGTTGTTATCCTTTTGATGAAATCGAAAGTATCTTAATTTCGATTCTCGAAGATGATGTAATTACTCAGGAAGAACGAGAGATGCTTAAAGCATTTTTGAGCAATTTTGTGGATCTGAAATCATCATACAATTTAAACGATAGAGAACTAGAAGAATTAAAAGAAAAATATAGTATAGGTGGCATTTGTGCCATCTGTGAAAATATGCAGATTGCCGATAATGAAATATGCTTTACAGGACAATCACTTAAAGCTTCCCGAAAGGAAATTGCACAGATTATCACAGATCTTGGTGGTATCTTTAAAAATAGTCCCACAAATAAAACCCGCTATTTGGTAGTAGGAAAAGCTGGTAATCCTTGTTGGGCATTTTCATGTTATGGTCGTAAAGTGGAGGATGCTGTACGTCGTAGAAAAGAAGGGCAATTGCTTACCATTGTGGATGAAGAAGATTTTTGGGATGCAGTAGAAGATGTTAAATAAAATTAACAACATGTAATTTTAAAATATAATAACCTTACCCAGGGAGCCAAAGGGTGCTACGTCAGCTGCCGGACTTTTACAAAGGAGGGAGCTGGTGCCAATGGTTACATACAGTGATCTATTCACATTTGTAATTATGCTTTGCGCAGTGATCACACTCGTTTTTTCACTTACACGCAAAAAGTAACGCCTCTGCTCGGGTAAAGTAAGGCGTTACTTTCGTAATAACATATTTTGCCGGCGGCTAGTTGCACCTAGCGTTTGGCTCTCTCGTTAAGGTTATTATATCAAATACACCTCAAAAGTCAATATCGTTAGAAAGGAGTTTTTATGGAGGAAAAGAAAACCGGCGGTACTGCTGCCACCAGAGCAAAGAATAAATACAATGCTAAGAATTATGATCAGTTTTTAGTGACTGTCCCGGCAGGCAGAAAGCGGAAATCGACAAGCTTGTCAAAAGTCTTGGTTACAAAAGCCGGAATGAATTTATCATTGCTGCTATTGAGAAAATGAAGTCTCAGGAAATGTAAAAAATACTTATATAAGTACAGAAAAGTATTGACATTATACTTATATAAGTATATAATATAATTGTAGCAAGGGAAAGGCAGGAAAGGAGTTAAACATGGAGGATCAAATGACAAACAACCAATTCAAAGGAATCATAAAAATGATCATCGCACTGATCAGAAACGATACACCAAAGGAAGAACTTCTTGAATATCTTACAGAACTGATTAAAGATTAAATAAGGGACAACACCGAGGGGGCGGATACCGAAACAATCCTGCCGGCCGCCCTGGTGCCTTATATAGATAATAGCAGGATTAAAGAAACACGTCAATAAAAATCCCCGGCAGTGCTGCAACACCACCAGGGAACAGGCTGAAATACGTGAACGCAATATCATTTATTTCCTTGCCATATTCTATTTTATCACAGATCGGTCAAGGAAGTCAAAATGCTTGTAGATGTTTTATAGCAAGGAGTGATTTCTATGGCAAGAGGACGTAAGAAAACAGTTCATAAAGAGATGCGCCGGGGCAACAGCACCGGATCCATTTATAAGATGTCCGGAAACCGGCGCAGACCATGGACAGCGCAGATCTCAGACGGTACAGTCAGAAGGGCTGACGGTAGTTACATTATGAAACGCATCCGTCTCGGATATTATGCTACCAGAGAGGAAGCTACCGTTGCGCTGGCAAAATATCTGGAAAGCCCATACAAACTGCAGGATAAATTTTCTTTTTCGGAAGTATACGAACTCTGGTCAAAACAGTACTTCCCTACCATTGAAAAATCAAGTGAGCGGACTGTAATATCTGCATATACTCACAGTGCTCCACTCTATCATCGTAATTTTGCCGCAATAACGATACAGGATATGCGGGAAACCATTGCATCTTGCAAGTCTCCTCATATTCAGAGCCGGATGAAATCTTTATACAATCTCATGTATGATTTTGCGGTAGAGGCTGAAATTGTAGAAATCAATAAGGCAAGACAATTTTCAGTTAAAGGATTGGAAAAAGCGAAAAGAAAAGTGGAAAAAGAAAAGATTCCAATATCAGATGAGCATGTCCACGCACTGGAGTCCGACTATGAGTTTGGATACAATAGAATGATCCTGATCGGTATATACAGTGGATTCCGACCAAGTGAGTTGTGTCAGCTGCAGCGAAAGAATGTGCATCTGGAAGAAAACTATATCATTGGAGGAATGAAAACGGAAGCCGGCGAGGATCGTTATGTACCGATACATCCCAAAATCAAAGATTTTATTCGATATTATTATGAACGGACGAATGTGTCCGATGAATTTCTGATCAAGGCAGAGGATGGACAAAATGATACGGTGATGACATTTGATAAATATCGTGCCCGGTTTAATAAAACGATGAAGAGAATCGGTGCCACAGGCTTATATACGCCGCATTGTACCAGACATGCATTTATTACTTCCGGAAAAAAGAATGATATGGATGAATATGCTTTGAAAATGATTGTTGGTCATGAAATCAATGATGTCACAGAGAGAGTTTATACACATCGTGACAGTGATTTCCTGCAGAAAGAAATATTAAAGATTAAATATTAA